TTACAGCAATAATTTAGTTAAATATTGAAATTAAAACATTTATGACTTATACACTTAATTTTTAAGTACTTACAGTAGGTTCTTATATGTTATTTTGTGTTCTTTAATTTTAGTATAACTGAGCATATTTCTTGTTTCTTTAGTCACACTTTAGTCATGTTGAGGAAAGAAAAATATTCAATTCCGGGCCAGATATACCATGATGTTGTTGGTTTAGCCAGAGGTATATATTTTAGTGACATTGGGCTTTGTTGCACAAATCCGATAAAAAAGCAGTTTTTCCCTGTAGTATGCAATTTATGAGATCGCATAACTTTCCGGCATTCCTAATTTCATCATACGGTTTAAAACAGATGCCTTGATACCTACTTCTGTTCTTTGTTGAGCAAGATTTCTGGCATAAAGCCTATCGCCAAAGATGGTTTTGAATCGAAATATCGCATTCTCAACCAGAGAGCGGACGTGGTAACCAACACGCTCTTTCCACTGTCTTAGGGAAGTTCTTCTGATATGCCTTATCGTCTCATCTCGGACATGTGGCTCTGTACTGCAGTTGCCATGCTGCCATATCTTTGCATCCTTCCTCGGAGGAATAAGTATTCTGAGAATCCCTCTTCTCTTACAACTCTCATAGACCTTCCTCTTATCATAGGAGCCATCACCGGCAAAGGTATCAATCCTTGACTCTTCCTGGCTTAGAAGCTTATCTACTACCTCTGAATCACCAGTACTATTCTCGGTAAGCTCTTGTGCTCTTATCTCTCCATCAGGAGTAATGGACAAATGAATCTTTCTCCATGTTCTTCTCTTGGTATATCCATGCTGTCTTACCTTCCATTCCCCTTCCCCATAGACCTTTAACCCACTGCTATCAAGGACTAATACCAGATTCTCTTTCTTCTCTTTCGCTAAAGAAATTCCCACTGTTTCACCTCTTCGAGACAGGGTTGAATAATCAGGAACCTTCAGAGGGATATTCATGAGCCGAAACAGTGATTTGACTAATCCTTCTGTTTGACGAAGTCTTTGATGAAATACGATACCCAACTGAAGCGTTGATGTTATGGCCAGATCACTATACGTAGGGGGAGACCCTCTTTGGCCCGTTGGCTCTGCATTCCATTTCTCTTGTACCCCCTCATCTATCCATACATCAAGAGACCCTCTTTGTCTTAATGCCTCTGTATACTCTGACCAGTTTCTTACCCGGTAGTCCTTCTTTGATTTCTTCTTTTTCTGTTCTTGGAGCGGCCTTTTATCTGTTCCTGCTAGTTTCTTTACGTCCCGTTTCTGTTGCTTCATACTGATATACTTATCCTACAAAATAATTTATGGTACTCTTTCCCTTATTCTCTTAGTATATCAGATATTTATCCGGCTTTGTGCAACAAAGCCGTGACATTGTGTAAAAAAATTCATTTTCTGTTTTTTAGAAAATAAATTTTTTTACCATAAATCAATCGGGGGGCATCGCTACGCAGATCATCTTCGAAAGCGCTGCCCCCCGCTCTTTTGATTTTGTCATTACTTTATTGAAGTTGAATATTTTTATTTCATTCCTCAAGTTTTTCTTTCAATTGAGAATGGCTTATCCATTTTTTATTTTTTAATTTTGTCTCTAGTGCTGAATAGTAATCTTTTTTATCTTCCTTATTTTGTTTGAGCTTGAGATATTCTTTGTAATCCATTATTACTGCTATAGGCTTATTTTTTTCTTTAATAATTTGTGTTTTAATCATTATAAGCTTCCTTTCTGTGCTTTATTTCATAAATTAGCATATCGGTCTTATCTTCTTGAAATATAACTCTAAAATCTCCTACTCGAAGTCTTTTAAAATTCCCATATTTTCCTTTTAACACTTTTATATCGAAGTTCCCAGAAGGATTTTTTGCATAAGCTTCTATTGTTTTTAATGTTTTTTCAGCGATTTTTTTATCACCTTTATGGATTTTTGTGATCTGTTTTATAGATTTTTCAGAATATTTTATTTCCATTTTTTAGAACTAAAAACTACTTTACCGGTAATTTGATTATCTTTTATTTTTTAATGTTAATATATCCAAAATCATATAGCTAATTAATTTTAAGGTGCTTAAGGCAATAGACATTACCTTTAAACTCTTGTTGGTTGTTAAGACAGTAATTTAAGATGTATTCGTTTACCGATGTTCCACAAATGCAGCATTGATTTGAAGAGATATCTTGTAATGATACAAGGCCAGGTGGTGGATAATGTCCTATATTATTACCTTTGTATTCTTGTTGATTTATAGTAGGTCCTTTGAGTTTTTTAGATTTTTTGTATTCTTCTATAAAATTTAATTGTTTTTTAGGATTAGAAGGAAGGTCTTTCAATTTTTTATTTTCTTTGATGTTCTTTACAGGATCGGTATGTTTTTTCTCATTTTGGGTACTTGCAGGAAGTTTGTTAGTTTTTGATTTATCGATAGCACTGTTAACTTCTGAATCTTTTGAAATCAAATTCTTTTCTCTGTGTATTTTAAAAAGATTGTTAATTTTTGCTAAGAGTCTATTTTCAAATGTTTCCCTTATTAGTGTCTCAAACTTATCTTTTTTCATTTAAGATATCCTCATCAATTTTTTTTGGAATATTTTATTTCCATTTTCTAAGGCTGAAGATTACTTTACCGATAATTGGATTATTTTCTATTTCTTTAAGATTAATATATTCAAATCCATGTTCTCTAATAAAATAAGGGCTGGCACTGATAAGCTGCAGTTTCTTTTCTTTTTCTTCATAGTGTAAATGTTTTACATAATATAAATCATCTTTTCGAACTGCATAGATACTGTTCTCTTGAATATTTTTTAAATCGTTCTTAACTCTATCTATAAGTACTATATCGTCATCCTCTATAAGAGGTTCCATGGAATACCCTTTGACTTTTATAGCTACATACCTGCAATCGTATCCTGCTGGTGACTGGAGATACTTTTTTGGTATCCAGAATTTTTCTGTAATTTCTTCTAAAGGAATACTGCCAGTACCACCGGAAATGTGGCCTTCAATCATTGGTACTATATAACCATTTTCCTTGTCAATTTTTTGTTCTTCAGTTGAGAAAACATGACGATCTTCTCCTATAAGAAGTCTTTCTAGTGATACACCTAAGGCTTTAGCAACTTCGTAAGCCTCGTTAATTTTTGGGTAACTCCCCCTCATAATACTGTTAATGATACCTCTTTTTATTCCCTTTGATAATAAAGTATAGGGACCGCCTAATTTTTTTGTTAATGTTATGTAGTTATCTTTTAATGACATACAATTTATTTGCATTATTTCGTGTAATTAATATTGAATTTTACATTAGATGATGTATAATTCTCAAAACTTAATAAGATACAATTATTCTTCTATAGTCAAGAAGATTTTCAAATATGGGAATTATAGCACAATGCTTAGCAAGTGCAAATATAAACATATGGAGTTACATAAACTAACATGGAAGAGCTTATAACAATAGACGGGTTATCGAAGTTAATACCGTTCAAGATGTCAACGTTAAGGCGGATGTGTAGATTATGCCAAATTCCTCATTTTAAGATCGGTGGTGTATATTTCTTTAGGCAAGCTGATGTTGAGAAGTGGCTTGAATCTAAGAAACAGAAGGTAGTTGATAAGATTGAGATTGAGTTAGTAAGACAAGTAAAGATTAGATAAAGATATTATTAGTCGGGGAGGATTACTCTTGGCGGGGCGATCCTCCCCTGAAGCAAGACTTAACATGCGAAAGGCATGTGTCGTCTTATGAATAATCATACACAACATATAGTAAAAGTCAATACAGAAAAGCCTTTATTATTAACAGCTGACGGGCTGTTAAGTGTAGGACGTAAAACCCTTAAAATCCTCTGTCATGTGCTCGGTGCATGTGGCAGGGGATTTTTTTTGATTTGGGGATTACGGCCAAGAACGAAAACCCCCGTATGGTAACACGGGGGTAACACGGGGGTGGGATTTACAAAAGGGGGTTTTATGTCAGTACAAATTAGCTTTGATTGGTTGTCAATGTCTCTAAATAAGTCTTTATTGGGTGATATGTTAACGTTTTTAAAAGCTGAAAAGATACCTTGTGAGTATGGATTTAGAGGTTATAGGCAATCGGCTCTATTGATCTTTGGTGGTCGTGTTGCTTGGTCAGATGATAGAGAAGATTGTCATATAGACTTAAATTCACAATCTTTGGCTTATTTCTCAAAGGGTACTATTGAAGGTGTTATGTCTATTCTTAATAAGTTGTATGAATTTGGGGGCAAGTTATCTCGGTTGGATGTGGCTTTTGATGATAGATCGGGAAAGATTGGTTTAGATGGGATTATTGAGGCAATATGGGCTAAAGACTGGGTTTCAAAGTCTTATAATTTTCGTATTATGGAGTCTGCGAAAAATAGCAATAGTAAAATAGATGTTACAGGAAAAACGGTATATATTGGCAGTTCTAAAAGTTCTACATTATTGAGAATATACGATAAAGGTCTAGAAACTGGTAACGGTGATTCTTGGGTACGCTATGAAATACAGTACAGAGATGACAATTCAAATTTAGCTGCTGCAAAGTTAATACAGTCGTATGAGTCTGGATTGCTAGAATTTGTAAAGGTTTCTATTGGTTTATTGAGGTCTGTATGTGATTTTAGAGAGTTTAATTCAAATGAAAATTCTTCTCGTAGGGTGTTATTAAGCTGGTGGTCAGATATTGTAAATGGGGCGGTTAAAGTTACTCTTGGGACGGTTGAAATAAAGCATTCGATGGACAAGGTTATGAACTGGTTAGAGTATCAGGTTTCTAGCAATCTTGCATTGGCAAGAAAATATTATGGGTCTGGTTTTATGAATGTTGTTAATTATCTTACTGAGGTGGGAGAATCAAAATTTAAACAAAAGCACAAGATGCTTTTAATGAAAACTTCTTGATGAAAAAATACATATTATTGATGTTGTTATTGTTGACGGAAAAACAGGAAATTAAAAAATGGGTAAGATAATGATAGAGAAAAAAATATTTAGGGTGGGAAATGGATTATCAAAAAATAATCGTATGTGGATTTATATTGCTTCTTACATCTTGCGTAAGCTCTCAAAAAGAATTTCACAAAGAAAATATTTTCGAGGAAATACAAAAAGTGGTCGTAACAAAAACAGATAATACTTTACCAGAGCCGATTAAAAATTATTCTCAGGGTGTTGGGTTTAAAGGCAAAGTAACAAGTTTGGATAAACCAAAAATCTTGGAAAAAAAAGTAAAGATATCGGTTTCGGGTGAGGTTGATTTCAAGGGATTGCTTGAAATGCTTATGACTGGTTTCGGTACTGAGTACGTGTTAAGCGGTGTTGATTCTATGCTTGTGCAAGCAAATATTGAAGGTGATTATACACAAGATGAAGTTAATCGATTATTGGAAGTTATCTGTCAAGTGAATGGTTGCAAGATCATAAATGTAGGAATGCGATATGTGGTAACAAAAGGTAATGAAGAAATAAATAATCTAGGATTATCTGTGTTTTGTTATCGTTTTAAGTATATAAAAATTACTGATGCAATGCTTGAAAAGCTATCGGTTATAAATAAAGGTTCTACGGTAATATTAAATGATATGTTGATTTATTTAGGCTCTCAAGAGGAAATAATAACAATAAGAAATATGGTATCTGCGATTGATAAAGAAATTTTAAGTGAGTACTTTGGGCTGGTAGTTACTGTAAAAGATGCAGATATGTATATATCAAAAATGAGTGAATTTTTTATAGGGCTAGGTGTATCACTAGATGGTGTTGTAAGTTTTATGAAATTAGGGAATAGTGCGGTTTTTGTGATGTCAAAGACTGAAGAATATATAAGTAAAGTTAAAGAAGTTTCACAGGTAATTATCAATCATTTAGATGATACCGGGAAGTATACATTAAATCTCAAGTATCGTCTTGCTTCTGATGTTGTTTTATACATACAAAAAATAGATACAAAAATAAAGGTGTTTGCTGATGATATTACAAATACTATAACTCTGTATGGCTCAAAAATAGAGCTTCGGCAGGTATCAGAAATAATAAAGACTATAGATCGGAAACCATCCCAGCTATACGTTAAAGTGTATCTCATAGATGTTAAGTCAAATAGTAGTTTAGATGCAGGAGTTGAAGCTGTTTTTGATGGTGGGAGTTTAAAAATATCTAATATCACAAAAGCTGCTGCAATTGGCGGTTTTGGAGTTGTTAGCGAATTGGGGAATCTGAAAACTATTTTTAATATTCTCGAAAGAAATTTTTCTGCAAGGGTTATCTCAAGACCTTCCTTGTTCGTTAGGTCAGGTGAAGAAGCAAAAATAAAATTTGCTACAAGTGTTCCTTTTGTATCAAGCAAGACTATTACACCAATTGCAAGCGGTATTGTGCAGAATGTTGAGTATAGGGATGTGGGAATAATTTTAACATTAAAGGGGGTGATTATTGATAATAATGAAATATCTTTAGACGTATATGTTGAAAATTCGAGTCTACAGGCTCGGGCGGGTGTTGAAGAAAATCCTATTTTCGCGACGGATTCAGTATCTACAAAATTTTTAGTCTCTAACAAAGAAGTAGCGATATTGGGCGGTATAAAATTATCACAGAAAGATTTATTAACAAGAGGTATACCTGTTTTGAATAGGATGCGGTATGTAGGTGCGTTGTTTGGCTTTCAGAATCATAATAGGGATAAGAGGGAAATGATCGTTTGTCTTTGTCCGCAAATAATGAATAGTGGAAATATGGATGAATTAGGGATAAGGATATTAAATCAATATAAAGATTACTTAAATAATTAGAAAGGAGTGATATATGTATTACGTAGCAGGAGAAGTAATAAATTATTTTTCTACGGATGAAACAAAAGGTAAAGATGGGAAGGTATATCCAGCTTCTGATAAATTGCAGGTGCTGGGGGAAGTTGAGACAAAAGGCGGTGACGTTAAAAAAGAATTAGTAACTTTTGTTGTGCCGTCTCACTGGAAGTCTCGCATAAAGGAAATCATAGGGAAGAAAGTATTTTTTCAAGTTCAATTATATGTATCTGATGGTCGCTTATCTTCATTCATTGGTGGTTCTGCTGCTTTCCCAAAGGTGGCATAGGGGGTGCTATGTTTCTTGCGGAAATAATATCACTTGGCGGTGTATGGTCTTTCAATGTAGTTCAATTCTTGTCCAATGAGCCGCAATTTAATTATTTTTTTACTCTAATGCTTGTTATTGGGCTTATGTGTGTACCTATAGCGGTAATAACTAGATTGATTTCAAAATCGTGATAAGAAATGGATGCACAATTAATACATGACTTATTAATGGGCGCTGCTGGTGTGATCGGTGGCTTTCTTGTAGTGTTTTCAATCCTGAGCAATATTTAGGGCTTTCTAGAGGCTTTTAAGTGTTGAGCGTGGTTGATTGTGTGGTGTTTAGTTAACTTAACTTATTATATTTTTATAGGAGATGTAGAAAATGAATATTGTAAAAGCTGCTGTTGAGTTTGCAAAGAAGTATTATTTTACGTTAGTGTTGATGCTTGCTGTAATGTTTACTGCTGCTAAATCTAGCTTTGCTGCTCTTGATCTTACAAGCGTAACAATTGATACGTCAGACGTGTTCAAGGTAGCTGCGATCGTACTGACTGCGTTGGGTGCGATCTGGGGCATTAAATTAGTTATCGGTATGTTTAAGAATAGATAATTATTATGGGAAGGATGAGGCAATGGCTTTGTCCTTCCCTTTGCTATTTTCGGGAGTGGAATATGGATGTTGTAACTGTTGATACATCTAGCATTGGGAGTTATCTATTAATTAATTTATTGTATTTGTGCGTTTATTGGGGTTTGCGAAAAGCGATTAATTATTTCAGATATGGTAATAACTTATGAAAAGATGTCTATATTTGCTTATATTATTGAGTGTATTTAATTGTGTTAGATCTTATGCTGATACTTATCAATTGCAGTTGGCGTTTCATCAAGGTATGCAAAATTTTATGTCTAGTATTGATACTTCTCCTGATCAGTTTTATGTTGGACAGTGGTATCTCGAGGTTAAAATGGCCGAAGGGCAAGTAAATATATGCAAGAAGCGAAAAGATGACGGTGCTATCGTTTGGCATTCACAATATTTTTTTGGTCCTGGGGATGGTGGTTATGGAGGTTGGAGTGTTGGTAATTGTGGTTCTGGGTATGATGGAGTGGAGGGCGTGTCAGATATTTCGCCTGGCTGGGTTAAGTTTACGGTACCTTATAATGTGCCTCATCCTTTGTCTGTGTATAATAATAATTATCCTTCTCGGTGGCCTGCCAATTGTGGTTTGATACCTGTTGGTGGTGATATTTGTCAGAATATTGAGGGTTATAAATATACGTTCATAAATTTTTATGACAACCTTGTATACTACAAGTATTACGGGGAGGTGTGTAATAATGGTATTTGTAATAATCCATTCCCTGCGCCATCGGAGGATACTTTAGCTAAGTGTTCAGATGGCGTTGATAATGATGGCGATGGACAAACAGATTGGGCAGATACTGATTGTCAAAACCTTTATGAAAATACTTTAGCGAAATGTACCGATACAATCGATAACGATGGTGATGGGAATATAGATTGGGCGGATATTGATTGCCAGTATTTAAATGAAGATACGTTTGAAGAATGTACGGATAATATTGATAATGATGGTGATGGTCAAACAGATATGCTGGATGACGGATGCTCGCAATATCGTGAAAATACATATCAAAAGTGCCGGGATGGTTTTGACAATGATGGTGATGGCTTAGTGGATGAAGACGATCCGGAATGTACTGGATTATATCAAGATGAAATATGCGGCAATGGAATTGATGATGACGGAGACGGTCTTATTGATTATCAAGACCCTGATTGTACAGGGGTCGGCGGTAGTGAGATATGTGATAACGGCATTGATGATGATAACGACGGTTTAATTGATACCTTTGATCCTGATTGCGATAACCAGCAAGGCGGCAATGGTACCGGTACCGTAAGCAATGATGCCGGTTCAGGAACAACGAAAATGATTGCTGAAGATGGAGACCCGGTTCCCTATGGTACAGATCTGGCAGATGTGCAATATGATGATTCCGTACCGGACAAAGGGCAGGTTATCGAAGAGGATTGGGATTGGCTGGACGTATTATTTACCTCCATCGGTTCGCATCCTATTATTAACGTGATACGTGGTTGTGAGCTAACAACATCAAGTGAGGTCTCAAAATTATACGTTAACATATATGATAGAAATATAGAATTTGACTTTGATTGGTTAGCACAATATTTGGATTATTTTGGTTATTTTATTGTTCTTGGCGCGAATATCTATGCTTTTTATATCCTTTATTTTAGGGGTTAACTATGGCTTTTTATAACATAGGCTGGGGTATTTTTAAACTTCTCGGTAGATGGGCTTTTAAAAGCTCGGTAATGTTTACTGCTTTGAAAGGTTTCCTTACAACAGTAATGCTGGTATATTTACCTACCGTGTTGAGTAATCAGGCTGGAAAATTTATGTCTATGTTGTCTACTGAATCGCTTGACTACTTGGGTAATAATGCTTACTCAGGAATTACCAGCGTGGTGTATGACATTACAGGTCTGGCAGCATATTTTGCTAGTCATTTAAGGGTTGTTGAGGCGTTTGCAATTATCGTTTCTGCTGTCGCTACTCGTTTTGTAATGCGTCTGATTCCATTTTTAGGGTAAAGAGTATGATAACGTTGGTAGAAGGGGCCATTGGCGGTGGTAAAACGTATTACGTGATAAATGATATACTCCGTAAATATTTCACGTTTGATGAAGTAAATAACGTGTGGGTAAAAAATCCGGATCATGATATCGAAATAGTCTCGAATGTTGACGGTTTTCACTTAGGGAAAGATTTAAATGAGGAGATAGAAAAAGCGGGCGGTGTGGATAAATTTTTCACAAAAGATTTTTTAATGAAATATACTCGTGAGAGAAAACATATCTTAGTAATCGATGAAGCACATGAGATATTTCACAGAAAATATTATGACCAGGAAGTTTTCAATATGTGGAAATGGCATCGCCATATCGGCTTTGATGTTTATCTGATAACGCAAGAATACAAAGATTTATGCAGGGAGTTACAAGGCTTACCAGAATATCATTACAGTGCTGTGAGGCGTTCTTTCTCATTATTTGGTGCTAAAGGTGCATTTCGTTATCAGTTGTTAGTCGGTGGGAAAGTATTTAAAACAAAAATAGTGAAGCAAGATTTAAGGGTATTTTTTGCGTATAAAAGCTCAAGCATTGTTCAGGAAGAACGGCCGAAAAGTGTAGTGTTTCGCTATTATATTTTTATCGGATGCTTTGTCCTGGTGGGTTTATTCATGTTTGTATGGCTCTTGAGTTCATTTGCTTCAAGGTCTAAGGTAATTGGCCAAGATGGTATTGTAAAAAAAGAAAACGAGGGTATGCAATCTCAAGAGATTCAATATAAAATTGTTGCTGTATCTGGTTCCTGGATATTTTTAAAGGATGGTGATAAGGTGAAAAAAGTGAGAAGTGATACAATAAAAGGCGATCTGAGAATTGGTTCTCTCGTTCAATTATGAGGAATTAGCAAAATACGGAGTGTAGCGAAGCTGTGCGAAAGCGAAACGGAGTATTTTGCTAATTCCTCATAGCAATTTGCTTTTTTTGATTCTGCTATTAAAAAAATCTTAGGGTACAAATAAAACTTAATTATTCTTCACTAAAATTTCTTTTCGAGCATTTGCTATTGTCAAGTATGATGATTATTGATAGTAATCAAGCGTATATTTGATATGCGTTACATGCTGGGTCGAGAAATCAAGGCAAATCTGCTTGAACAAGATAACTTGATAGGGAGAAAACTTCTTGGGATTACTTGTGATGAAATTGCCTTGTCCATACTTATACGCATGTCATGTCAGAATGTAGGTATGTTACGTCAGGGGCTTAGTAAGCGCGTTAGCGTATTACTTTTTATTGATAATGTTTGCTGGTACTTGATAGAGATAATTACTTGTGTAAAAAATTTTCTGGGCTATTTTTCCAGAAAATTTTTTATCTATATACCACTTTGATTTATTTTTTTGGAACATCAGCTCTAAGCTGTTCCAAAAAAATAATCAAAACCTTGCCTCTTAGGATTCAAAAAAAAGAAAAAGCAAAGATGGACTTCGGATTACATAAAAGAAATCGTAAATGGTATTATGACTTTTATATTAACAATGTAAGATACAGAGGTAGTACCAAAACCTCATCAAGAGAATTGGCAATTCAATTTGCACGAAAAATATATAATGAATTATATCTTGGTAAATATGAACTTAAAAACAATCTTAAAGTAAAACTTGAAGATATAATACAAGAGTATATTTTTCTGAATAAGAATAATTTTTGTAAAGATTGGCTTCAGACAAAACAATGGAAATTAAATAATTTTCTTAAGTACATGACAGACCAGGGAATCAGTTATCTGGACCAAATTACTGTATCACACCTTGAGCATTATAAAGCGCATTTACTTGATTTCCGCAAGCCTCATACAGTTAAAAATACAATTACAATAATTAGTACACTTTTAAATTTTGCTGTTAATCTTGGATATATTAATAATAATCCAGCTAAAAAGTTAAATCCTATTCGTGGTATTCAGAAAAATAAACAGCGTTTCTTATCAAAAGAAGAGATTTCTAAGGTATTAGATGTTACTAAAGGTACATATTTGGAAAATCTTGTTAAAGCTGCTGTTTATACTGGAATGAGACGCCGAGAATTGCTTTATCTTCAATATCAAGATATCGATATTTGCAAAATGACAATTCATATCAAAAACAAACAGGACTTTACAATAAAATCGAAGGGAGAACGTATATTACCACTTCATAAAAATTTAGAATCTGTTTTTAACGGTGTAAATGGTGATGAATATTGTTTCAAGAAAGATGGCAAGATTATTCATGAGGATAGAGCAAGTAGAAACTTTATTGAACTTGTCGAAAAAGTTGGATTAACAGATATAGGTTTACATACATTAAGACATACTTTTATTAGTCAATGCTTAATGGCAGGAATATCTATTTGGGAAGTTGCAAAGTGGGTTGGGCATAGTACGGCATATATGACGGAACTTTATGGACATCTTTGTCCAAAACGTAGGGAAGTAGATAGATTAGATATCTAAGCTACGGTATTTATATAATAAGGTACTCTTAGACACAAATTAGACACATTAATAACTTTTTAATCTATAGCATTTGCCTGGAATCCCTTGATTTTAGAATGGAGCGGGCGAGGGGAATCGAACCCCCATACCTAGCTTGGGAAGCTA